ATTATGGGCCTTAAGTGATATCATAAGTGTAAGAACTGATGGACAGGGGAGGCAATTTAAATGAGCAAAATTGACAGAGATAAAGAATTAATAGAAGAACTTGCCAAAGCCCATGAATTGTCGCCGGAAGACTTAACAAGAATCATAACCAAATTGGGCTTAATAAAGTTTTTTGAGGATCTTAAGCTTTTCGGCAGTGTTAAAATATTTAACGAATTTCTGGCTACAATTAACGAAGAAATAAAAAAATGAAAAAACAACAGATTAGAGAAATAAATAAAACACTACCAAACGGTCACAAAATGATCTTAGATCAATTTTTGAATGGAGGCGCAAGAGAACTTTCATATAATCATGATATTTCACAGCTGGAAATAGAAGCATTAGACGGGCGTATACTCCAGCCAATGTCTACAGATTTCTATAAAAAGTTTAATCAGGATCAACTTTCTTTATTTTGCCATATATACGGATTCTATGGCCTTCCAACTCTTGAGCTTATCTCAACTGTACATTTTCTCATTGATGGCCGTACGGCTATTGAAATAGGTTCAGGCAACGGCTGTTTAGGCCGTGCGCTCGGAATTCATAGAACAGATAACAAAATGCAGGAATGGCCGGAAATAAAAAAGAAATATAAAGAGGGTAACTGTCCTACTATTTTTTACCCAAACGACGTAAAAAAGATAGATTACAAAAAAGCCATTTTAAAATACAAGCCTCAAGTGGTAGTTGCATCATGGGTAACTCAAAATGATAAAAATGTGTTCGGATGTGATGAAGAATGGATTCTTGATAACTGTGAAACTTATATTCATTATGGGCATACTGCTGTTCACGGCGAAAAGAAAATCTTAAAATATTCACATGATAGTATTTATAATAAATTTATGTATTCAAGAAGTGCTAGACAAAACCCGGTTTTACAGATTTGGAATGGAAGGAAAGAGCTAAAATGAATTTAGAAAATGTGGACAGACAAGAACTGATTTTTAAACTCGGTTATAATATGGGAATCATTATAAGTTACCGGTCATTATTAAAAGAATCTCTTAAGATTTTAGCTCATTTACAGGTTTCTAATAGTGATATTGTTGAACTTAATGAAAAGATTTTAACAGCTCTTTCAGAAGAAGATTTAAAACTAACCCAGTCTTTAGAAATCGCTGAAGATTATAAAGAACTAATAACAAAGATGGTTGAATCCTTGGATAAGGAATGAGAACTGACAGCTTCCATATAGTTAATTTTATTGTAGAACGCCATCCTCATGATGTGAGAGTTAATGAGGATGGCACTTTTACAGTATTATCCAGCGGCAAGAAAGATTTAATTAGTAGCAATATAATAAATACTTACATTGAAAATAAGCAATATTTATATGATGATCACAATGAACCAAATGACCCAAAAGTAATTATATATTATGAAGGTTTAAAAAGATCAAAATGTGGTATGTATAATTTACATATATTTTATAAAGAAAATGGTAGTTGGTTCTTATCATGTAATGCATCAAAAGATCATTCACTGGATATATTTGAATCAAACGGGGACTGGGTAGAATGAAAGAAAACAGCCTTCATCTTAATACACACAGAATCGTCGACGGTTTAATGTCCTCTACTGATGAACAAGGGTTAACCGGTGCCTTTTTAATTCCGACTACAATACCTCAGAGACGTATATTTATTGTCTCAAGCGGCACTGATAATTATACAGGCTGGGAACATGTCAGCGCGCACGTTATAGAGCGCAAAAACAAAAAGGTTAAAGAAGTGGTTCCAACATGGGCTGAAATGTGTTTTGTAAAATCTGTATTTTGGAAGCCTGAAGAATGTGTAATCCAGTATCACCCATCAAAAAGTCAATATGTTGACTGTCACCCTTTCACCTTGCATTTATGGAAGCAAATTAACAAAGAATTTCCCATACCGGATATCAGTTATGTCTGAAGAATCAATACGCTGTGCACAGCTTTTATATAATATGTCTTGTGATCATATGGAGGGTAAAATCAGCAAAGCAACGTTTATGACAATACTCAAAATTATCTTTGACGTATTGGATAATGAACTAGACAATGACACGGGTTTTGATATGGCAGAATGTAAGAGAATCATAAAAGAATCTAAAAATGATTAAGACAATTAAATGTATTACCTATGGTTGTGGCAACTCATTTGAGACAGAAAAATTTCAACCAGTTAAAAACAGACGCGGTTCTTTAAATAAGCCTACTGGCGGCCTCTGGTCTTCCCCTCATGACTCTTTGCATAGTTGGAGCCGTGCGAGTACTTCAATGGGCATAGAAGATCTTAAAACATCATTCAATTTCATATATAGTGGTAACACTCTAGTGATTGATTCTTTAAAAGATTTGACCAAAATAAAATGGACTGCTTATCGTGGTTGGGACTTTCTAAAAGTTCCTGATTTTGAAGATTTAATTAGCCGGGGTTTTGACGCAATATACTTAACCGATGACGGTGAGATCAGAACAAGATTTGGACAAGAGTATAACCTATATGGATGGGATTGTGAGACAGTATTCATTATGAATAAGGAGAGCATAAAATGAATGACGGTGAAGAAATAATTTGTCATAAGTGCCAGATAAAAAAGATTGATAAATGGCATCTATGCAAGATGTCAGATTTGGACAGCCTGAAGACTAAGGCAATTGAGGACGGGCGATTCTATGATGCGGCTAAAATTAGAGATTGGCAACAAGTGATGAGGAGATGAATAAACAAGACTTAATAAAACTGGCGAAAATTGCAGGGCATGATTTTATAGTGAATTTAATGGATGCTGAATTTGAGGTATTGAATTGGAATCCACACAAGGATATTGCGCAGGCTTTTGAAGTGTTGGAAGGTTGGCGAAAACTTGACATTGAAAATGAGGCTTTTATCAGGGTTAGATCGTCGTATAATGGAGGTGATTATTGTGTATCCCTTACTACCGCTAATGTGGGATCTGGCAAACTCCCTGAAGCGATATGTAAAGCAGTACTTAAGGCAATAGAAGGCGGTAAAGAATGAGTGAGTTTAATAGGATGCAAGAGTTTAAGGATATTGAGTTAGACAGATACGATTCTTATTATAGCCCTCCTAGAAAGATGTCATTTGGCCCAAAAAAAGGATCTTTTTGTAAGTCTGAAGATGTCGGAGATTTAGAATCTAAGTATGTCCAGCTTAAAGAAAAATCGTTTGATAAGGATAACGCGGCACTGGTTAAGAAACTCGAAAAGGAAAACGCGGAGTTAAAAAAGGAGGTTATCGAATTCAGAAAAAGCCATTCAAAAGCCGTCCTAATATTCTGTGTGAATGACGACCTTTCAGAAAGAGAAACGTTGATATGTAATCTGTTAAATAAAAATTTTGAATGTGATGAATATAAAGGCGGTAAAGGATGAGTATCAGTCCGTGTAAGCAATGCAATAATAAATTAATAACTTTAACCTCGTATGTGTCAGAATGGCAAGCAGACCAAGAGCCGTATGAATCACTAGTATATGAAGAGCATGAAGGGATATCAGAAAATGTTTATTTAAGTGCACAGTGGTGCGAAAAGTGTGAAGCTTTTGACGGTATTTATTTTGAAGCCTCAATGATCGAGAATAAGGAAAGTATAGAATGAAAAATGGTTGGTACATTACGATGTATAATGCAACAAACCTTAAACATTCAACCAATTCACATATTGTTAATTTCTATTATAAAGATGGTGAATGGTTTGAACATTCATCTTGTTATGAAGATAGCCGCTGCACAGGTTTTGTAAACAATTGTTGCAGAGTCATAGGAGGGTTTGAAAATGATAACGCGGCACTAATTAAGAATGAATTTCGAATGCTGACATTTGATGAAATTGTTATACAAAATCATAAGCTGAAAGACAGGGTTGTGATACTTCAAAACAAGGTTGATAAGCTTGAGGCTGAGAATGCATTTCTTGATCAAGAGAGTAAAGACATTATCAATAATACATCAAAGAAGTTGGATGACCTTCGTGATGAAATAACAAAACTCAGGCAATTCAAGAGAAAGTGGAACGCTTTAAATCCCGAAAAGAAAACCCCAAAACAAACAAAGGATAAAAATTATAAAGGCTTGTGTCAAACTTTAAAAGAATTTCGAGCGAAGCAGAGAAGCCAAAACACCGACCAGAAAAACCCCCAAAAACCCGACCAAAACACCTAAAATCCCGACTCATTCGTGCTCAAATATCAGTCTGAAGGACTTATTCAAACAGAGATAATGCCGGTGTACTCAGTCGTTTGTAATCAACAACTTATGTAAAATGGGCCGATACTAAAATATTGACCCCGACAGAAAAACCCCGACCAGACTATACATAAACCCCGGAAAAACCATATCGAGCAAGTCCGCAATATGGTTAACACAAAGCCGGATTTGGTTTTTTAATTTTAATTTTTTCATCTTCTGATAGTCTGTTGAAGCCTTCCCATTTTTGTATATCTTTTGCTTCTATAGGTAAATACTCATCAACATATATTAAATGATCTTTTAAATGAGGTAATATTAAAGGATGTGCATTAAAAATGCAAGTTTCATAATCCTTTATAATTAAAGCTATTGTCCAACTGCCCGGATAAATTCCATTATAAAACCAAAGCTTTAGAGCTTCTTTAAAAGTATTATCAATCATAAGTTTCATTTCGTTTTTCCCGTTCATTATTTTAGGTTTATCATTTTTTGACTTTTGTTTTTTATAAGTAAAAATAACATTCTCTTTTTTCTTGTGAGAAATCATCATTTCAACAATAGATTCAAAAGGCTTTGTAGTATATTTCTTTTCAGTCATTTATTGATCTCAAAAAGAAATACAAGAAGCATAATAACACAAAAATAAAAACAATATTTAACTGCTTCAGTACAGAATAAAAAAAATGATTCAATTAAATGAGGTGCAAAGATAATTGTACAAACGGGAATAGAACATAAACAGGCTATTATTAAGACTGCTCCAAATATACCGGCTATAGACTCAGCTCTAATATTCAATTTTCACTCCAAAAAAATTAAAACATCGATGGCATTCACAGTAATGTATTATTTTTATATTTCAAAACATGTCAACAAATCATATTTGTACTACAAGAAGCTTGACTAAAGTAATACACCGCATTAATGTATTTATAGCGCTACAACGCTATTAAAAACAATTGGAGTATAAAATGAATATAACAAAAGAATACAGGGACGCTATCAAACTTTGGATTGTCACAGAAAAATATACTTTGGAACAAGCCGCTAAGCTGCTTGGATATTCTGACAAGTCATCACTAAAAAGAATACTTAACGGTGGTGGAGCTTCCCCGGAAAGAATAAGAGAGAAGTTTGATCCTTACATAAAAAAATATGTAAAACCAAACACTGCAAATAGTATAAGCATTGTTTCTAGAACGATAGAAAAGAATGAACAGCTATTTCAAATCTTTGATATGCTTAAAGACTTTAGCAACGAAGATATAAAACTCTTCAGTAATTTCTTGAAAGCTTTTAATGAATATAAAAAATAATGTTGCAGGGGCTACAACCCCCGCAACGTGTAAAGCTGACTGGAGTTTGAAACCCGGTGTTTTAAACCGGGAACAAAGCCAACTCAACAATAATAACATAAAGGTTAATGATATGAGTTCAAATAAAAATATGGGGAGACCGGCAACAAAAAATCGTACTGTTTCTAAAACTGTGCGCCTTACTCAAGAATTATCTGATTTTATTACTGAAAAAGGAAAGGGCAATTTCTCTGATGGGCTTAATGATATCGGCTATAATGCAATATTTAATAATGAGCCCAATATAAATATGAGAGCTTTACAGGTATATCAAGCACTTACTAAATTATCTGAAAAGGAGATTGATATAATCACCCGTGCGCTTGACGGTGTATTAGAAATTATTATTTCCAAGGAATCTTAAAGCGCAAGCTACTCTCTTGAGTGGCTTGATTATCTTTTAAATCGCTGCCCTGAATTTCTGTTTTGTTGTTGTCACCATGATTACAAACTGATTTAGGGGCATAAACAATCGTCACACTACACCCCGTTACGATAAAAAGTCCAACCACCAAAACGAACCGCTTTATAAACAATGTCTGCATATATCATAGCCTCTTGTAATTCTTGATCAGATAAAGTGTTTTCAATATCTCGTATACCTGTAAAAAGTTCATCATGAAACTGATCATCAATTTTTTTACGAGTTATCATATTTGAAAGCCACCCAAATAAACCGGTTTTCTTTTTCCCAGTGTAACCAACATCATGATTATATGCTGCTCTATTCCAATATAAGTATAGCTGTGGGACGTTTGGCGGGTTTGGCGGGATAAGTGGTGTTAACCAGTGTCCATCCGGGCCTAAGTACCGTTTCTCTGGATTGTATGCTTTCATTATTCAATACCTGTCATAGTATCTAGTTCTTTACACCGAATTTTCCGAGTTAAAGTTTGAACGCTATATTTAGTTTCTTTTAGGTCTGCCTCAATCAGCACAATTGATTTACCCTGCTTAACCTGTTCTTTTCTTATATAGGTTAATTCCTCAATTGCTTCACCATGAATTTTTTTGGCATCGTCCCAAGCTGTACCCAGTCCTTTTTGAGCAAGTTTGAAAATGAGAAAAATAAATCCTGCCAGTGTTAGAATAATAAAAACCAGAAAACCAACCAGCCAAAAACCCCACTCAGCTGGCAAAGCTACCTCCGGCACCGGTGACAATTGAGCAAGGGTAAACATGGTTATAACCTCGCGTCTAATAAAACATAGTCAAAAACTTGGGATGACGCAGCAGTCGCAGCGGTAGCATTAACCCGTAGAAAATTATTCCTAGTTGTGGCAGAATCCAATGTTCCTGCACCAGCCGTGCCTAAAGTCGCAGAAGGCGCTGCCCGCATGCACGTATGTAGTACAATAAGAGTCTTTCGGGTTGTGTCTGGGGTATCTGCTTCTGTAGGGAAAGTAGGTATAACTTGACCTCCTGGTACACCTTCTACGTAATCGCCGATAACCTGCCAGTATCTGTGTACCAACAATCTTTCATCATTAACAGTAGGCCATTTACCAGTAAATGCCGCGCCTTCTTTTGTTGCCACATTTGCCACATCGCAATCAAATACTGTTGAGTCAGGAAACTTTAAGACTAATTCAAGATAATCATCCCCGCCAGTGCCTAAAGTCTTACCAGAAACAGAAGGCAACACTATTGACTGTGTAAACTTAGTAAATGAAGTTGTGACCGTAACCGCGCTCCCTGCTGTTGCAACTTCCGTTGATGGACTTCCACCTGTTCCAAAATTCTGCCTAAACTCTGGAGTCACAGAAAGTGTTCCACTTGCCACCTTCGCATAAAATGAGACACTCAAACTAGATCCTGCGCAAGTTCCTGCATTTTCTATCCGGTGTGATAACTCAACATCAGTGCCGCCCGTTGACTGGTCAAAGTTTAAATGATTTGTAGGATTACCAGCCACATCAGTTTGACCAAATGTGAAAGCCACTTTGGTAATTGTCGCAGCACCGCCACCTTCTGAAAGTCGCCACATTGTCGGGCCGTAACCATCAGCCGTAAAGCTTGTACCATCATCCCAAAAATTAAATTGTCCGTCAATATTTAGTAATTTAATAGCCATCTCTTCTTCCTCTAATAAATTTAACCCGCCCGAGTTTAGCCCGAGACTTAATCCATTGTTTAACCAAAGCATTTTTCACCACCATATTTGCACATTGGCTGTGCTGGTTGTATCTATCTCAGAAACAGCAAAAGGAATGATTTCACCCTGCAAAAAATTGTATGTAACTTGAACAGGTGAACTTTGTTGATCTTTCATAATTATTGTTCCAGCAACATCAACTCGAATAGCTCGCGGGAAACCTTCAGCCGCTGTAAAGACTCTAGTGGCATCTCCACCTTGCCAGAGCTCATGAACGCTGCCACGTTCAAGATTATTAATGTCTGTTGACTGTGTTTTTTTTCCGAGTACCATTTTATTCTCCTGTTTTATATGAGGAGCCGTCAAACTCCAAAGTATTTCTTTTCACTATTTTCAATATATTCTGAAAATAAAAAACATTAATTAACCAATAAGCTTCCAATTTGTGCCGTCATGATGAAAATGATAAAAGGTATTCATGACCATAACTAAATCAGCATCGCCAGCTAACAAAAATGTATTTGTGCCTGTTGCATGTTTAATCGTTGGAACTTCAGCAGCGTCATTCATAGTGATTATTATTTCAGTTTGACCAGTGGCCGGAACTATTGAGTCAAGATCATCTGTTGCTGCAGCTGCTTCTGTGCCGATATTATGAATTAACTGTGTCTGAGTAATAGCGCCTGTTACAATGTCCAAGACAGTTGTAGTCTTTGCGCCAAGGCCGAGTAATGAGCTAATGCGATTATCTTGAGCATCGAGAAAACCGCCTAACTGTGGGGTTGTGTCATCTACTACATTTTGTAGCGCTGTTGCACCGGCATTATCAAATGTAAGTATCCAGTTTGAACCGTCAAAAATGAAAGGATAGTTGATATTGAAAGTCATCACAATGTCATTACCATCAGGCAATAAAAGATTTCCAATGCCATGTTTAAGAGTAACAACACGTGAAACATTCTCAGATTTCAGATATAAAATATTTAAGTCTGTGTCTGGCGTTATTGTGTCAAGATCATCTGATGGGCCCTCGCTTTGAGTATCGACACTATGCAAAGTCTGAGTTGCAGTGATTACACCGGTGGCAATTGTAAGTTCAGCGCTGGCTTGATAATCAATCCCCTGAACATTTAGAAGCTTGAAAACTCCCAATAAATCAAGATCAGCATCAACAGTTAATTGACTTAATAGTTGTGGTAATACGTCCCAATCGGCACTTGAAGTGGTACCCGTTGCAAAGTAAATGAGACCGCCTGTAGTATCAACAAAAATACTTCCGGCAAATTGAGGCGTAAATGAAGGGGTCGTAGTCCCTAAAAAAAAGTATTGCCTAGCCATTTTTTAACTTCCTTTTATTGAGTTTATTAAACAGTGCGCGCCTTCTGGATTACCTAGCGGATCGGAACCTGAACAAGTATAAATTATTTTGCCGCTTGAATCGCTTGTAGCAGTGCCATTACTTACTTGAGGCACTGACGTTCCTAAAGTTTGAGAAATTGTTGCATTTATAGAACCGATAACCACCGTTAAGCTGTTATCAGGTGAATCATTTGATTCATCTGTACCGGTTGTCAACTCTATGTTATATAATTGGTTTGGAATTAATCCTGATATTTCACCAATGGAACTACCAGTAGTACTGAATCCCAATCTTCCTGTTCTAGTGGTTGAGAAATTTGTGTTAGAGGTTAATGCAACACTGCAATTTATCGGTGTACTTAAGTTACTTGTGGTATCCCATTCAAGTAATACACCATCAGTAATACAATCGCCAGATTCATCAGTAACGCGCACGCCGTCTGAGTCAACAACACATTCATCTTGACTCTGTACATTTAGATCTTGGCAAAAATCACAATTTGCATTGTATAACTCATCAGTAGTAACGAGTTCTGTACAAAGTCTTATAGTTCCTGCCGTCTCAACTTTTGTTGGGTCTAAATCAAAATAAAAATTGTTTGTTTCATTTGGGTCTGTTTCACTATTGGCGCTTAATGAAAGTAAAAATTTCCCGTTTATATACGGGCCGCCTTGAGCTCTTGAATAAGATACATCTGAGCCATCTTGATAAACAAAATTGGCCGTACACTTATATGGGTCGGGGCCGAGATTTAAAATATCGTATTCAACCTCAAATTGAAAAGCTTCAACTAAGGGGTCATCTCTATCACGCACTGTTGTGCTAGGTAAATTTATTGAAGCACTACAAGATTCAGTCTCATGTTCATTAGTCTTTGCAAGACCACCGGGATTTACAGCAGCATAAGTTATTTTCAAAGTATCATTAAAACGGAAACGAAAAGTTCCTAAAAGAACACCAGCGTCAGCACCTTCATTACCTTCATCTCTTCCGCTGGTATTATTAATATTTCGTGCAGCTACTGTGCTTGTATCTACTTCCCCGAGGCCATCCCCCGGAAGGACTGTATCTATTCTGATTATTTCACCAAGGCCGTTAAAAACGGAAACCCTGACTGATTCACCATTTTCGATCAGACCTAAATAATTATTCCCATTATTGAAAACTTGATATTTTCCGAAAATTCCGACAGAAGATTCAACATCATTTGGAACTAATGCTGTTATTCCACTAGCTAATATTGATTGAGTTAATAATGTGGATGAAAGTGATAAATATGTATAAGGGTTTTCAGGGTTTTCAGGGTTTTCAGGGGTATTATTACCCGAGCCGCTGCCGTCGCAAGGATAGCTATTTATTATATGTCCTCTTCTGTCAACTCTGACTTGTATTAAAGCCTCTAATAAACTATTAACAAAGTCAGTAACTTCTGTGAAGCTTGTAAGGTTTACGAGGTCACACGGGAACGCGTCATCGATTGCCTTAAAAGGAAACCAAACAACGTCATCCGGGCCTATATGAGAAACCGTGTAACCGTTACCTATCTTTGTAACTTTGATCCAAATATTGTCACCAACAATATAAAACTCATCGCTGTTTGGGTCTTGTTCATAAACCTCCAAATGAATATCCCCGGCGTGGTGTTGTGTGAGTCTTGAAATATCCCCGAAAACATCAACATCACAAATTGGCCAGTTAACACTTATTGTTTTTTCAGTATCATCTGAAACCCAATAAGGCCCACGAGTGAAAGTATAAGAAGCACCTACAAGCTGTAAGCCGTAACCAACGTCCTGAAATTCAATTTGAACTCCTAAATATGAGGGTCCAAGAATGGTAGTTTCTGGCAATGGAAACTCACCAACATTTGTTGCAACTACACCGGCCTTTTTCATAGTCCAAGGGCTGTCTTTTGAGGCTTGTCCGGTATCGCCGTTTTCCTCTGCATATAAAATGAAAACTTCGGGGTTTGTTGTTTCTGTGCTAAAAACCCATTCTTCACCACCGTCATCAGGTTCTACATTCACAATCAATTGCATTTTAACTATTTGACCTATTTCAACAGATCCAAAGGTAATATGTCTTGCAAAATCATACTGGCTCCCATCCCATTTATAACCGTCTTCAACAATCGTCCAAAGAACACCTTGTTTTGTTACTTCATCCAATTTATGAAAACCGGAGTCGCCTGCGTCTAACTCTGTAACTTTTGCGTATATAGTTTGACTTGTCATAGTGTCGTCATTTGAAATCAGTGAAACACCCGCATCTCGCTGTTCTTCCCCCCATATAACGTCTGTAACAATTCTTTCAGAATTTGATTTATTAAAGAATGAAATATCAGCAGCCATTTACTGAATCCCTAATTGATTTTGTACATCACCAGTTAGGATCTTAGTAAAATCAAAATCAAAAGCCAAACTAAAATTTGAACGAAAATAAGTCTGAAATTGTAAAAATACTCTATCTTTATCAATGTCATCTAGTGGGATATGAACACCCTCAAGATCTAAGGGCCAAGGAGATGTTACAGGTCTATTATTAATCTTATCCCCTTTTTTGGTGACGGTTTTAATAGGCTCCCTTTTTTTCTCTCCGCCCTTTTCAACAAGCTCCCATAAACCCGCATTTAATATCTGTGGTTGCCATCCTGCTGTACGATCCTCATCAACAGTAACGCTTTCTAAAGAAGGCATCTTTCGACCCAAAAAAACAAAGGTTTCTGCCCAAGTATTATTACCGATTGAGGATGCACGATACTTTTTAAAAAGCATTTGATCTCTTAGAAAATCCAATCCAAGCCAACGTACAGGAGATGAATTAACCAAGCCCTCAAGATTTTGGAAACCTCTAAAATCCGGGTCTTTTGTTTGAGCCGTTATAGTAATCATGGTGTGATAAATATTTTGCTGATATTTGAGCTTACTACCAGCTTTATCTTTAAAAACTTTTGGCGTTTTTGAATAGTCACTTTCTAACACAATACTTTCAGTCCATGAATCTACTGTAACCTTAAGCGCTTCGATAGATCCACCACCACCACCGCCGCCGCCGCCTTGGTCGCTTGAGACTTCATTTGAATAGCTTACTTTCAACAAATATTTAAGACGGTTTTTTGTCGGTGAAACATCGCGGCCAATAACAGTTACTAATGGGTCTGTTGGGTGCGGGTCTCCAATTTGCGGGATGCCGTTAAAATTAGAATCATAAATCGTTGACGGTTCATCATTAGGTGAATTTGTAGTAACCCAATATTCATCTGTTAGAGTTCTGGAATTTGTCTTTTCAGAACCCATTTTTTTATCAGTACGTTTTACACTTACAATTCCCATTATAAAGGCACCTCTACAAAGCGCACGCCCTCTTCATCTAATTTAGCCGCTATCTTAGCCGTATTTTCTGCGGTCTCTTTATTAGCAGCAAGTTGCTCTTGAGCAATTGAGCCCGGTCTATCAGGATTAAGGATATCAAAAGCTTTTGACGATCCCCCTTCAACAGCATCAGAAAAAGACTTAATATTAATTATTTGTGTTTTCACTGGCTTCTTATCATCATCTAGAGGGATAGGCGTTAATTTAATTTTTAAAGCCATTTCTAGTTCTTCATCAGTTAAAAGCCCTATGATATTGAGCAGGTTTAAAATGCCGCTTTCTAGGAATTCCTGAAAAGGTTCGATAATGAACTTTTGAATAAAGGCGCCAATCTTCAAAACTATAGTTAACATACCAGTCAACAGATCAGCTATTAGTGTTATTACAGGAGCCATGAAAACTGCTAACTTGTCAATGATATCAGTCCAAGCTGTGCCCATGTCTTTAATCGCTTTATTCATTTTTCTGATGTCTTGAATAGCACCAACCCCAATTTTATCAGTTGGAGCTTTTAATTTACCAATTCTTTCAAAACTGTCAGCAAATGCATCAGCGACTTTTTTGATTACTTGGAATGCGGCTTTAATTAATCCTTTTGCTTGCTCCGCTTTGCTTGCAAAACCCAACATTGTGTCACCAGCAGTCAAGGTATTTTTATTAAAATTACCTGTAAAAGCATTAAACACAACAGACACAGTTCGTACTACACCAGCCATTTTAAGAACCTCCAAATAAAGCTGTAAGTTTATCAGTCAATTCATTAGCCGACGGCATTAAGTCTTCCGGCGGTTGTAACATGAATTCACTCAAAGGAATGCTTGTACTTTTTTTAATGTAAGGAGTCAATAAAAGCTTAGTAGATAATGCTGTCCGCAAATCGTCGCGCATATCTCCAAAAGGTCTATAATTATAATATTGTTTCCACCACAACCATTCTACGGGGTTCATGTCAGTCACCAGCTCTTTTATTGTTTTACCAAGCTCTTTTGCAAGCAGAAAAAGGAATTCTATTTCTGTCCCTTCAATTGTTTTTTTTTAGGGAACATAATTTCAGCCATTGTTTCAATAAGGCATATTTGAATCTCAGTCGGAATATTTATGATAATTTTCAAATGTTCTTCATTTTCAGGGTCAAAAACCCTTTTGCCGTTTTCATCGCATAAAGCATGAGCTATAACTCTAAGAAGCCTGTTTGATTCATCAATAGAGTCATCATTCATCAGCTTCATAAAATCGGAACTCAACCCTGAAGGAACAATCATAAAATGACTTTTTTCGCCGGGAACATCAAGTTTTATAATGTGCCCTTTTACAAGTTCAGTATAGTCATTAAAATCCATTAGCTTACAGCCTCATCAACAACAACAATATCATCAGCAACTTTCCAAACCAAAACGCCGTTAATTACAATTCCTTTTTCAGCTACTTTTGTAAGAGATTCAATATATCCCGGCACACCGTCTGAGGCGAAAACTGTATCTGTAGATGTTGCAAGCGGCCAAGTAACAGTCATTGTGTCAGCAACACCAATTGCAGCATATAAGGCAACTTGATCTTTTAAATTCCATTGAATATTAAAAGAGTAATTACCGCCTTCTTTTAAAGTACTTGCTATATACTCTTCAAAGCCAACTGTGGATTGATCAGAGCAATTTATAGAAGTAACTGAAGGCCCGGTTATATTGACGTCGAGTAAATTTAAAATTACCGCTAAAACTGCAAATGAAACCGTAAATCCTTGTCCTTCTGTTTTTCCTTGTCCGCTAGCCATTTTTTAATCCTCCAAGTTTGTTATGTCGAATGTTGAAGTAATAATTCTTGTGCCTTCTTGAGAACCGTCAAAAAGGTCAAAATTATCAAATAAACTTATTTGAGTTGTAGATCGTAAAAATTGAGTTTTGCCTGTATCACCAATCACAGTATTTTGTATCGCGAGTGCATCAAAAAGGGCTTGGTTTACATTGATCGAATCTTTGAGCGTGGCACCGTTGGAATTAAACTCAAAAGAGTTATGTATATAACCATTAAAGCCGCCTTGATCATAGTCAGGATCTTGAGCCGTGACTATGTAAGTTAAATAAGGCAACGCCGTTCCTGTTGGAGCTCTTTGCGGAAAAATCCGAGTACCTACAAGACTGGTTAAAGCTGCTACACTTAACAAATAAAATTGAATTGCTTGTCTCATATTTTACCCGGATTGCCACCGGCAGTAAAGAAATTATTAAGGATTTTTTGAGATGCTTTAATCATCTCAGCTATCGCCATATCTTTTCTCTGAAAAATAGCTCGATTTAAAAAGTGATGGGTAGCATTTTGAACACCGCCATACTTAGCCACTTTTCTACCAGTTTCATCTACAGCATTAGTGTCTAAAATCCCTACTCTTACTGTAATAGCGTCAGGACTCGTAAAAATTTTTGCTTTAATATTAGCCCGCAAATATCCGTCTTCATGAGGCGCTAAACGTATAGCTTCTGAAAGAATTACGTTTTCCGCTTTTTTAAGTGCTGGCGTCATCTCACCGGTGAAATTTTTACTTAAATCACCAAATGTTTTAGCAAGTTCTTTTGCACCAAAAACCTCAATAGATCCACCATTAGCCATTTGTTATATTCTCCAACCGCTTACAAAATAATTTCTGCTTTATGCCTCTTTGATCCGGGTCAACATCATGAACAATATTGTAAAACCTACTGGCACCTGTCATGTCACTTTTAACGCGCATATTTGCACGAATGCCGTTTGTTTCCTCTGCTCTTATTTCAAACACAGTATCGAAAATAGCTTCAACCTGATCACCCTGAATTACCTCATTACCTGTGGTATTTAATTGCTTCGCATACATAGCTTTAAAAGTCACATAAACAGGCTCTGATTCACCAAAGTCATTTATGGTTTCATCCCTTTGTTGAATCGTAATTTCCTGCCATAGTTTCCCTGCTTTAACACCCATGATCAAAACCTGTAAACTGCTTGAATATTGAGCAGATTTTCTATTGCTGGATTAACCCGCATTGCTTCAGTGCTGTATGCTTCCCTTTCTTCATACATATGTGCAACTATTATTTTGATCGCTGTCTTTGTATCTTCCGGGACTACATCACCATTAAAGGATGAAGTAAAATTAATTTGTACCGAGTTTGGCTCACCGTTCGAAAACGGAAAACCAGTACCAGTATTCTTTTGAAATACCTGATTAATTTCGCTAATATTATCAAGACCATAAATCGTACTTGCAACGGTCTGTAAATTATCTGCACTATCCAAATATTGAATGCTTGTTATTGACTGAACTGTTGACACGGGGAAATTTATAATAGAGGTAAATTGCTGCTGAGTAAGTTGGTAATCTTTTTCGACTACCGTCTTATTTGTCCAGTTTTCAACCTCTGCAATGGCTGCTGTGATGAGGGAAGTAATAACAGAATTTTGCAAAGTTCCTGTGTACCGTATCCAATTTGTAACATCAGATAAAGAAACAGGTTCAGCTCCAGTCACTGCTATTACTTTCAACCCCATCTAAACAAGTCCTTATTAGGCGATTACTTCAACAACAATCGCACCTTGTGCAAGTGGCTCATAACGTGGATCTTGAGCTGTTAGAAGGCCGGCAAATTCTGTGGATGCACCAACTGAAACCATTGACCAGCGAATAAACTGAAATCCATTAGCCAAATCCAAATCACCGGCATTCAAGTTTACTAGCGCCACTGCTGGCCCTGCCGTCAACTGAGTGATAGCCTTACCGGTCACGTCTTTAGCGCCAGTTCCTGAACCATCTGTAGCCTGTTCAAATTTGCCATCTATGGAAGTAGTAACCACCGCTCCAGCTTGAGCAATACCAAGCCAGTTGCAAGCCGTTTTAATGTCGATCCAAGCCGTTGACGGTGTACCCGCTCCGACTAATGGTGGGATGTCATCTTGAAACGATACTTTTTCTGATGCTTCTTGTTTTACGTATGTAGACATTTTTCAATCTCCTTTTATGCTGAGCCTAAGATGACAAAATTGGACAAAGTAGCTTTTGTAGTGCTGTTTTTGTCGCGTGGAATATATGGGCTGTTGAATTTTGGAGCGCCGCCAAATCGAGAAGTCCAACGGAACGCCATTAGATCAAAATCAAATTTGACGTGCATTGAAGTTGCGAAACGATCACCGCCTTCTTTTTCCAAAGCAAAATAAGCATCTGGATTTACAAGATAAACGTCACCAACTGAGCCAAGAGCTTCACAGTCTTCAGTAGTGAAAACAGGCATTCCCAAAAGGAAACCATCAGAAGAGCCGTTGAGGTCATTTACAAATACTGGTTGGTCACCAATAGTCATCAAAGGTAGTTGCGACCATACCGCCTGATTAACAAGCCAGAAAGCACCAGCAGTTCCGCGAGTTCTCAAAAAGCGAGCCCGCATATTAACTACATCTTCAGCCTTAACTTTTCCGGCTGTATTTCTTGTAACAGTTGCAGTGTCACCGCCGTTTTTAAATCCAAGTGCTTCACCCGCTCCAGTACCAAAAAGAACTTCCTCACCTTTTTTGATGTCGAGAAGTTCCGGCGCCGTTTGCATGATATTAGATTGAAGCAAAGCAAAGTCGCTCAAATCTTCTTCAGAAACTTCAGTATAGACAAAAATCTTGTCAACTTTTACAGTAGTCTTTTCAAACACTTGTCTAGTGCTTGTCAGTTGTTGAAGTTCGTTTGCACGTCCAACAACAAGACCAACAGAACCACCGCGAGTTGTTGCCGCGTCTCTGCGAATTTCAACCGCATTTCTGTTTGTTCTGTTAATGGTAAAGCGAGAGAGCCAATTATCGCTAGCGTCTTTACCAAGTGTGTTGATCTCCGGCAATAGTTCAGCGGGAATCATGAGGCCGTCAGAAGTAGTGTTACTTTGACCGCTTGTCATTTGAATATCAGCAAGGTGTTCAAGTCTTACATCACCTAAAAGATTAAGTGATTTCCCTTGAGTATTGCTCGCAATAACAGAAAGCATTTCACCAACATTCTGAAAACCCTTTTTGGGATCTTGCGTAAATCCCGGCTTTCCAACTGTAATCTGTTGAGTCTTTCCAGCTTGAATAGATTGTGCCAACGGCATTGCATCAGCTTGTTCTTTCAACTCATTAAAAGAAATTAGATTTGCTTGCATAGTTTCAATTTCTTCTTTGAGTTCTTTAGCCTCAGTGAGCTTTACACCGTACTGCTCTGAATCAGCACCAAGTGATTCTATTTCAGTCATTAATGCTTTAAGAGCGTCTTGTTTCTGTTCTAAATTCATGTCTCATTTCTCCAATAAAAAAGGCAACAACCCTTAAAAGGGTGTTGCCTCAACTTTGAGTATTTGCTTAGTTGCCATTGCTCGCACACGGGAGTGACGACAACAGCTATAACCAAAGTATAAATGTCATTTTCACTATTTTCAATATATTCTGAAAATAAAAAACGTTAATGCCTTCTTTATTTATGTATTACAGAAAGCTTGACTTTTGTAATACATGGGTGTATATTATATTAAAGACAAAAGGAAAACAAAATGACTAAACAAGAAATCAGAAAATCTCAAAATTTAGACCAGTATTCAAAAGCTCAAATCAAAAAGACTTTGAAACGGGAAGGCTTCAAGACAGTTGACTCAGCAATCAGAATTCTTGATATGCGCCGGAAAGATGCCGCAACTATTCGCAAGAATAGAGCTTCAAAAAAAGCCGCTGAAACTAGACAAATTGCATACGGCCAATGGTTATTAAAATAAACCTGCCCTTCGGGGCTTAAAGGAGATATTAAGATGCACTTTCACCTAAACGACGAAACTGAAAAATACCACTCACTAGACAGAGTTTATACTATACAGCCAAGTATCAATATACTTTTTGATTATGAGTTGCTAAAAAATGGAAAGCCTGTTGCCGTAGGACATACTGTTTATGAACTCACAAAAGCGGCAAATAAATTCAATAAGGAAATAAATAAATAAGAGGGCAATATGGGAAGTTATTTATACACCGAAACAAAAGAAGCCGAAATATTTATCAACGGCTCAAAACTTACTGGTGACCAATCAAAGGTCATCAGATTGGCTTTGGAACATTTCAGAATAGAGTGTCAACTGTTTAACCTTGAAGTGACCGACGATTTGTTTATTAATCATCTTAAACGACTAGACGAAATAAAACCATATTTTTGATTTATATATAGTTGTCATTTGTAAAGGGTTAAAACTGGGTTAAAATTATTACGGCGCTCGAACCGTCATTAAAATAATAGACAATATTTTACCGTCTCTTTTAGGATGCCTTGTATCGGGCATGTTCGACCTAAAAAGGCGGTTTTTTTATTGGAGTGAATATGACTGCTGTTAAAACAAAAGTAGCAAAAAAAGACAAGACCAAACCCAAAAGGGTAAGACATAATAAGTCTGATATGGTCATTTATAAATCGGCCAACCACAAAATCTTTAAAAATCAAAAGGGTAACAGACCTGTTTTAAATAAGGACTTAAAGACCCTTCAAAGAAAGATTGAAGAAATAGACCTTTTACAATATCACCCAATTCTTGTTAATGAAAAACTTGAAGTAATTGACGGGCAACACCGTCTCAAAGTTGCCAAAATATTGAAGTTGACAATTTATTACATGATAATTAAAGAAGCTGATCTTGAGACAACAAAACATATTAATGTAGTTGGTATAAACTGGAGTCTTAAGGATTTCATGAATTCTTATGTAGAACTAGGAAATAAACACTATATAGAATTAAAAAAATATATGGCCGATAGCGGAGGACATTACAGCACGTCAACAGCTATAGGAATGTTTACTGGTGGTGGTAGATCGGATGACTTTAAACACGGCGGTTTTGAAATTTCTGAAAATGACAGAGAGAGAGCGACTTTTATAAATGACATTGTTCAAGACTTTAAAGAAATTGACGAATGCTTAATAACGAAAACGCACTTTTTAAGATTTGTTAATTATATGTATAATAACGATATAGATATTATGTGGGAAAGACTTAAACAACGATGTATTAAAAACCATCACGTCATAAGGGGGATGCCTTCTGACTCTGTGAAAGTGCGTCGTATAATGGAAGAACTTTATAATCATGGTCTCCAAATTTATCAGCCATTTTCCAAAATGAAACGAAGAAAATAAAATGTGAATACCCGTGAATTTATAATTTGGATTGCTGAAAGTCCAGACATTGAAACCGAAGCCGGAACTCTTGAACCTCAAGAAATTCTGGTTTCAGTCAATGGCTTGGAATACAGGCTAAAAAGAATATGGGTTCGCGGGGATAATAAACTCATTTTACAGACTTATAAGGCACCCGTTTAATGGTGCCTTTTTTATATACTTTGTCTAAGCTCATTTTCCAGAGTCATATTATCCAGCATTCTAAAAACCTGCTTCAAATTTTTCACACCGTCTACAAGTCCTAAACGTTTAGCATCCTTAAAAAAGAAACTTGCACCGCTTCGGGCTTCTGAGCCGTCAGACATATCAGAGTCTTTCCGGGTACGTTCTACAGCATTGTTAAAGTTTTCCTGCAATCTATCAACTTGCTTCTTTATAAAATCAACCATCTCTGGTGTAACCTCAGTACCGAGCACACCCATTGCTTTTAATGGCCCGGTCACAATTGGTATAACTTTTACTCCAGCCTTTTTAAAAGCTTCGCTGGTGTCTTTGACCATAACACGCGTTCCAATTGACCCGGTCATATTCATTTCATCATCAACAAATATTTTACGAGCCTGAGAACCGACAAAGAAAGCAGCACTTGACATATTACCAACATTCAAAGAAGCTGTTGGCTTTTCCTGACTCAGTTGAAAAAGTTCATTTGCAACTATGTGTATTTTTTCAGCACTTCCACCGGGAGAGTTAAAAGCCAAAGCAGTTGACTTTATATTGTCATCTTTTCTAACATCCTTAATAGCCTCTAAAACTTCCATAGTATCAACAGCACCAAAGAACACCTTTTCAAAAAATGAAGGATTTGCCGACATAGGCCCATCTACATTGATCAATGCCCTTTTCCCATCCTTAGTTAAAACCGGTCTTGAAGCCGCTGTAAACGCATCACCATTGGCTTGTATGGCTTGTATAGACTCACCGTTAAACTCAATATGGTGAATGCATTCAAAACGTTGCAATATCCTTGAAAGGCTCATTTCACAAATTTGTAAGTATTCGTAGTTAAACATTTCTAATCCCTCTGATAAGTTTGGGTTTGTCGAGTGGTAGCCGGAAAAGTAATATTTGTAAAAGTAATTAAACTTGAATCAGTAATCAAAGTTCCACCAGTTGGAGTAAAATTTGTCACTGTTTTAGTGACTTGGTTTGGTGTTAAATCCGTTGTACCTCCAAGCATATTAAAAGTGGTTATTGTTCCACTTGCATTATGATTCACTGTGCCGCCATCCTCAACTATTAAAGTTCCAATAGTACTTGCTGTAATAGAGTCCAGTAAATTAAGCGTTCCACCTTTTATTGTTGCCGTACCCGTAATACTGGAGGTAAGTGTAAGAGAACCACCATTCATTAACAAATTTGTCAGCGTAATATTTGAGCCGCCATTCATTGAGCCGCCATTAACAGTGATAGTTCCAACAGTACTGGAATTTTCAGAATCTTCAGACAAAGCCATAGCACCGCTAAACACACTTAAAGTCGTTGAAGCATTAACAGCCCTTAATCTGGTTGGCTGTCTATTTGTATCAATACTTTGAGAAGCTGTGTTAAACACTCGTATAGTTGAGGCAGTAGTACTACCAAGATCCAAATTCAAACGTTTTGAACCTGTTTGAGTTCCTGACGTTGCCCGGACTTGTCCAAGCTCACAGATAACAGCACCAATTTCTAAAAACTGTGACTGTGTTGGAGCAAGCAAACCCGTATAGCTCTGATCAATTGTAAGACTATTTAAAGCGACTGCTGACTGATCTAAATTAGATAAAACATCCTGACTGCTGTTAGCAAGAATAACGTCATCAGTACTAACCGGAACGCCTGAAGGTGACCAATTAGCAGCTACACCCCAGTCACCAACAAAGCCGGTTGCCGTACCTATCCATGTTTTAAGTGCCATTTGTTAAGCCTCTAAATTAATTATTATATATTTGTCGCTAGTCTTAGCGTTATCTGCCGCACCCAAAGTATCGTATTGTGTTGCTAATTCCTTACCTGTCCATTTAACAAGTGTCGAGTTCCAGAATCTAACCTCCCTACAACCCCAGTCACTTAAATCTAAACATATAAAGAATTTTTTACTCACGATGTCGCCTTGTTAACAATAATGTTTTCCGCATTACTAAGGTCTGAAGTTCCCTTTTTGACAACTGCGCTTGCAATCCATACAGCATCAGCGGTATTTGATGGAACTACAAAGCTTTCAGTCTCAATTGCAACTTGCGCTGCTGCCATACTTGCATATAGATTCTGGCCATACATAATTGCTGTAGCCGGAGTTTGACCAAAGAAGTAAATCCGCTGAATAGTCCAATTATTATTTGGAACAGCCGTCAATGTTCCAGCAGCATCATAGTTATCTGGATCGACTATATTGCCAAATGTTAAGAAGGTTACGTCAGGTTGAGTTTGATAAATAAAATCAAAAGTGGTGTCAAGTATATTTGACACAGTTGATGGTGTTTGTGCATCATTGACAGAATTAAAGAATGGTTTTGAAGTAGTTCCAGCCGACCTATCCATGCTTAGATTAACGCCATTTGCAGTTATTGCATTGTTCACATTAACTGCTGGTCTAATTGCGTTCATATCAAGATTGGCCTGGTGCATCTCATAAGCTAATTGAGAATCTTTCGAGATGTTAGAAATTACACCATCCCCCGCAGCATGGATCAATGCGGTTAATGCCACTTGTGAGCGCCTTGTTATAGCCGTAAATCCTGATCCTCCATCTTCTTCTTCTAATAGCTGAGCAACACCTTCAGTGCTAGACTCTTCTAATAAAACTGTAGTAAATGGGCTTAGTATCGGATTAGGTGGAGTCTGACCAGTAACACCAGCAAAAGTGAGTCGTTTTAAACGTGGCTGACTTGGGTTAGACCAATCCTCAATAGTAATAGTACCAGAGCTTACATCGTATTTGGTTGGATCAGCGTTTAATGTAGGAATGCAACCTGTAATTTTGCCCGTTGATAAATTTTCAAATCTAGGTTGATAGGTCATATTATATACCAATTTGTTACGCCATCACTCTGGACTGTTATACTTTCATTTTTATCAAATACTTCAAGGACACTTGAGCCGTCTATTTTATCCGAGCCAGCAGGGGTTATTGACATTTTATTAGCCTGTGCAATCTTTTTTATATTATGTGTTCTGATAGATGAAGCTGCCGGAAGATTGATTACTTGACCATTATCAATAGTATTCGCAAAGATACTCGTCTCAGTTGTTATAGTGTAACTTGTATCTGTTGACTGTGTGGTTGCATTTGTCTGCAATGCGCCGACCTGTATCAGTTCAGTCTTTACACCTTGATCATCAATTTGGAAAAATGTCTTAGTTGTATCATTCCAATATAAGCGCCCTTTTTGCTGATCTGCATTAGAGGGGTCTTGATTATCCAATAACTGAATTGTTCCGTTTCTAGTACTCATATTTCCACCGCTTCACCTAAGACAATTAAATCACCTTCAACTATTCTTTCACCAGATATTAAAGACTGTCTGTTTTCCGGTATAGTGACTGTTTTATTTTTACGGATAAAAAAGAATGGTAAACCGCTATTTTCCCTTAAACTACCTCCACCAATTCTAAACCCTGAACCAGCTCTTCCCTGTATACCTCTTTCACCTTGTTCACCAGTTTCACCAACAACGCGCCCGACAACTTGCATTGTTCCGTCTGTGAAGAAGGCAACGAGATTAAGCCCTTGAATTTCCATTGTATCAATACTAACTCCAGTACCGCCATCGTTACCCGGTGTACCTATTAAACCGGTGTTACCCTTAACGCCTGACTTTCCTTGCGGGCCAATCTTACCCGTTGAGCCAGTTAAACCAGTTTCGCCACGCTGCCCGCGTTCACCCTTAACACCCTGATCACCTTTAAGACCCTGTTTCCCTTGCGCGCCGCGTGAGCCTGTTTGGCCTGTTTCACCTACATCAGATTCAACTTGATCAATGCTTAATAAATTATTCATTGATCGGCCTCCAACCATTAAGAGTCCATTTGTAATACTTGCCATCTTCACACTTTTGTATATCGCCAATTTTTGGTGCAGTTTCAGATAACGTGACTTTATTTAGAATCTTTTTAAGTATCATATCAGCGCGGTTTTTTTCAGTCTTATTACCGCATATCTCTTGCGCCAATTTTAAACATTCCGCTTTTGTCTGTGAACGTTTGTCAGCGACTTTACATAGGTAACTAAATTGAACAATTAAAAATTCTTGTAATTCAGTTTCAAAACGTATATAAAATCTCTGCTTATGTTCATCCTTTTCAGTCTGAGTATTTTTTTTATTTGCCGCTTCAAGGGAATACTTTTCTTTCTTGACAAGTACCTCTAACCTTTCCCGCATCACCGGAATAAAAGCTGAAATTGCCCCATCCTGACTTATATTTTCAGAATTGTTTTCTTGTGGCTGTTCCTCTTCCGTCTCAGTTTCTTCTGTCTCTGATTCATCCTCTGTCTCTTCAGTCTCAGTTTCTGTTGTTTCTGGTTCATTTTCAGGCTCTTCTAGCTGCTTTCTTTTGATTTCAATATCCAATTCTAAGCTTTCGACTGACAAATCTTGAGGCGCTAAGTTTAAAGGAATGTATTTTTTATCGCCGCCTTCAAATACCGGAAACCCTTCAAGAAAAGCAATTTGGTTTGCATCAATAACACCCATGGCAAACAGTTCTTTGTAAAGCAGTACCCTTGCTTTCGTATCACCCCGACTTAAGAATTTTTCATCTATATCAACTAATTTATTGCCGCTTAAAAACCTGAAAGTCAACTGTTTCTCTAAACGTGCTAACCATGGTGCAATGGTATCAGTTGCATAATTAATATCTGACTGCTCAACATTGTTAAATGTGCTCTTGCTCATATCCATTAATTTGTGCAAAGGAATTCTGAACCAGCGGGATACTTCTTCAACTTGAAATTTTCTTGTTGCTAATAATTCGGCATCAGTTGAGTTCATTTGCAATCTGTTGAACTTGAAACCCCTGTCAAGTATAGCCATTTCATAAGCTTTATTTGAACCGCCAAATTTTTCTTTCCATTCTTTTCTAACAGCTGCTTTTGTTTCCGCATCTAGAGATTTATCAGTTTCTAGCGCCGCACCAATTGAAAGGTTGTTTCCAAAAAATGAACCGGTGAAATTTTGCGCCGCAATCCCTATACCCATAGATTCAGCTGATATGTTACCTAGAACAAAACCAAGATGACCATCGCCCGGCCCTTTTAAATGCAACATTTGTGCCGCTGTAAAGATTCTTGTTATTGTCTGAGATGTGTTCTTAACAATGATGACTCTATATTTAAAAGAACCGTCTTCTTGTCGTATAGGGTCAACCCTTGTTGGGTGTATTAGCTCCCATTGCATTTTCCCCGTGGTACTAGTAACAATTTCACAATAAGCATTGCCATACATTAAAAGCCATCTTACAAGGGTTTCAATACCGGTCATGGAATCAACGTTTGGGTTAAACCCCTTTGTTAAGATCTCACCTAACGGATTATCTTTAATCTCGGAAACTTCATTATCTTCTTTGATAACAATTTTAATGGGTAACTTGGCTATGTCTTCAGAAATTGCCCTGACTGCCAACCAGACCGGCGATAATTGTAAAGAATCTTCAGGCTCAATTTTGATACCGGAATTTGTAGGATTGAAAAAAGAAGTAAAGAACCGGGTTATACTGGGAATAGCTGAACTTGAGTTACTAGTGGCTTGTGAAGTTCCACCACCTCCAAAAAAATTAAAAAACCCATTCAAGAAACTCATACTTATCCTATAATTAATCTTTTTTGAATTATAGATGCATAATTCACTATTTTCAATTGATATTGAAAATTTAGTAAATACATGATATTCAATAAATAAGATAAATTTGTGTTTGTTTTATGCTGGGGTTGTAAAAGGGTTGAAACATGGATATTTAAAAACAAAACAAATTGGAGTTTGTCAAATGGTAGGTAAAAGAAGCAAAGGAGTTTTAGAGAAAGAATGGGGAATATATAAAAAAAAGTGTGTCCCCCCAAATGCATCAGAGCATCAAATAAATGATTTAAAATGTACCTTCTACGCCGGTGCTTCTGTAATTCTTGCCTATCTTATGAAAGCTGGAAGTTTGCCGGAAGCTGAAAGCTTCGCAATTCTTGAAGGACTCTTGACAGAGACCGAAGAATTTTATACAACCAAAAAACATTTCAAGCAATGAATTGGGCTTACTATTTAGGTATCTTTTTTATTGTTCTGTTTTCATTTTATATACCACAACTTTGCTGTTGGATTTTTTCAAAATTTAGAAAAGGCAAAAAATGAGCTTAAATCAACAAGAAGAAAGCTTTCTAATACAAATATATTTAGACTATTCTATACTCATGTTAAAAGTTTTATATGAAGAAAATTCTCAAGCAAATAAAGTTGCCTTGTATCAGTTAGATAAAATTAAAGAAATCTCAGAAAAAATGATACTAACTAAGAAAGATTTTCTAGAGGTTGCAACAAAAGAAGAACTGACCGGAACTCATATTATAATCAAACAGATATGTGATGGGAGTTTGCAAGTAGAAAAAGATATTCTAGAGAAGATTGAAATAAAGTTGAAACAATGAGAAAGCCGGTTGGAGTTACCAAAGCTGAATTTGAAGAACTCAAACGAATGTTTGAATCATATGAATCGTTTTGTAAAAATGAGAAAAAAAATATGATCATCACTTTCATTTTAGTTATCAGTGCCGCTTCTTTTTCATATGTTCAGTTTGACATATGGCCAGCCACAATAATACATTTCATTCTTAATATAATCTTTATGCTCACTATACATTTGAGTGTTAAGCAGAGGAGAAAAAGAGAAAAAGAACTCACAGAACATCGTCATTATTTAATCATTAAAGGTCAAAAAATTGAATAATCATAGAGAATTCTTGGAATGCAATGAGTGTAAGAAACAGACAGGTTTTTCAGTTTTATGTTCTATTTGCATTCACAATAGAACGCTAGCTGAGGATCTAAATAGAGCAAACTTAGCAAACACAAATCTAATAAAAAAACTAATGAAATTTAAGCCTAAAGTGAAGAAAAAAAACAAAAAAGATAATTGCTCATTAGCTGGATATTGTGAATATTGCGGTTTATACGATTGCGGAAGGTCTAAAAATCCTGATTTAAAACATTGAATAATTGCCGGAGTTTAAAAGATCACCAATATGTTCTTGTTCATTAAACATAACCCGACTATGAGCCATCGAGAGAGCCGCGACAAAATCAACTTTTCTTAAAGTGTTGTCATCACCTTTTGGCTTTATAAGTTTAATCAGATTGTTTTCAAGGTGCTTTGCTGTTGCATTTGAAACTTGCCAAGAAGCACATGTATTTCCATCATGTTTAAATTTCTCATCAAGAATACCGGCGGCTATATCTTTCAATGACTCACTTAAATAGTTTGGGCTTTGATGCTGCTCGACCATTGGTAAATTATGCTCATTGTATAGGACTTGACAAAGCTCAACGGCAAAACGCGGGTCAAAAGCAATCTCGATTATATTAAAAAATTCACATATCGCTACTATATCTCTTCTAACTCTAGAAAAATCAATACCATTTCCATCAGTTACAATAATTTCACCTCTTTCAATCCAGCCCATTTTCCTATAGAAATCAATAAATTTATGACCTTCGGGAATCCATAGTAAAGTAATTATATGATATATACCATTGTGCGGAATCTCCAAAACGAAGGCGCATAAGTCGTGTTTATAAGACATATCCAAACCGCCGCAAGCGTCTAAACCATGAAGCTCACTTTCAACCAATCCATTTAAGCTTGACCATTTTTGATAATCAAGAAACTTGTTTGCCGCGTCAGTTTGAATATTTAAATGCAGCTTTTTAAATGAGTTTAAAAAAGTAGCATCTTTCTTAGCCTTTTTATATTTCTCCCGGTAGTACTCAATAGAAACAGATTTACCGAGCTGGGGATTTGCCTTATACCAATTCGCTTCATCCTCCCAATCATCTTTATCAGTTAAAAAATACAATACCGGTAAAAAGGTTTCATCATCGTCGCTATTCTCACACACACGCTTTGCCGCTTCAAATTTCCGGTTACACATTGAGTCACCAATATTTCCGGCAGTAGTTATAATAACGTTAAGCGGGCTTTTTCTGGCAGACATAGAAGTTTCAATAGCTTCATAAAGTTCTAAGCCTTGTTTCTCTTTCCATACGTGCAATTCATCCATTACAGAGAACGAAGCATTTAAGCCGTGATTTCGTTCACCGTCTGCCGTTATTGGGAAGTACTCATTCAATTCATTTTCAGATATAATCCGACGTGGTGAAGCAAGTACTTTAAACCTTCTATTCGGGTCAACATTTTCCCTACTGTTCAAAGGATTGTTTTTATTAAATAGACTCACGCGAATTGGTTTATAAATCAGGCTGGCCTGATCAGCAGAACCAGCTGCACTGATTACCTGCTTTCCTTGTTCCGGGTCTAATACAAGATATGCAATAACAAGAGCAGAACAAAACATACTCTTACCATTCTTCCGAGGTAAATATATAAATGCTTCCCGGTATCGTCTTCTACCGGTAACTTTATGCAAGAGACAAAAAATGGCCGCAACAACATCACGTTGCCAAGGAGATAAAATTAATGTTTGACCGGTTAACGGGCCTTTCACATGATAGACACAACTTTGAATAACGTTTATGTAATCATCAAAAGTCTTCTGACAAAAATAATAATCCGTTGCTACTTTTGAAATCCCCGGATCATAACCACAAGGGAAATTAAATTTATATCCGTAATCATGCATTATGTATCCCAAGGTAATTTTGATTCTTTCTTGTTACCGTGTGCTACTGGTGAAGTATTGATATGTTTATTTTTCCGGGACATTGGAGTTGCTCCAAGCGCCGTAAGATATTTACTTTCAGCTCTGCAAGCTGGGTATAAATAATGCTCTTTTAAAATTCCCCCAGCGCCTACAGAAGTATAATCATCAGCCCTGACTTTATGCTCTAAATATATGTAATCCCTAAAAGTATTAACGGCTAAAGTAACACTACATTCATCTAGATCAGTAATTAAATCAGCCTGCAAAAGCATTGCCGTTATTCCTTCCCGGAATTCTTTAGCTTTTAAATCCCAGTATGCACTGGTTTTTTCAGGCAGATTTAAACTTTCAGAATGTAAGCTATTAGCAAATTGTATAAGCTCTTTATCTAAATCTTCAGACATTAAAATGTCTGGCTGGCACACCGCATTTCATAGCGACAACTTGGTGTGGTTTATGTTCTTCTATCCAGCTTAAAGCTGAATGTAGTGTTACTTTAGCCGTTAATACTTTTAGGGATTACATATATTTAGAGCATAAAGTCAGGGCTGATGATTATACTTCTGTAGGCGCTGGGGGAATTTTAAAAGAGCATTATTTATACCCAGCTTGCAGAGCTGAAAG